AAAGCCCGGCGAGAAGTTGATCCGAACCGCAAAGTTAGTGCCGGGGCTGGGGCTCTCGCACTGGTCCTCAAGGATGACGTTGCCGCCGACGCCTGTGCAATATTCCAGAATGTTGATGGCCGACTGCGAGCCGCTGGCGTAAATCTCGTCCCAGGTAAAGCCGCGCTGCGCCTTGGCCTTGACGACGGAGCCGCCGTTATAACCCTTGGCCCGAACAACACCGACGTGGGTCGCGTCGGACCATTCGTGGTCCGCCGGTTCGTTGGACAGGTAAAGGACGTGGGGCTGTTTGTCCTGGATGCGAAGGCCGTTCCACTCGACCGTCGCTTCCTCGATGGTGTTGTTTGCCTGCCGCGTGGCCAGCACCAGAAACTCGAACAGGTCGCCGCGAACCCTGCCAATCTTGATGTTGCGAGCCTGGTAGTCGGGGGCCACGGCATCAGAGGCGATAATCCCCGCCCGGCCCGCCAGCATCACGCCGCTAATAAAGTTCGAAATACGCAGGTCTTCGATGACAATATCGTCGGCTTCGGCTGACGCCACGGCAGCGCAGCGGTTCGGGGCCTTGAACGCGCCGCTCAGTTCCCATTTCGTGTGGGGGAACGCGGCGTCCCACGCCGTTGACCAGTTGGAGGCGTTATAGGCCAGCAGCGGATAATCAGGGTGCGCCGCATGGTGCGCGATGGCCCAGGCGGCGTAGTCCGCATCGCCCGCCGCCCAGCTTTGGTTCATGCGGCTAATCTTGGCGGTTCCCGGCCAGTCCGCCTGAACCTCACCGTCCCGCCATTGATAGACCGCATCCCCGGCGATGTAGTCGCCAATTATATACCATTGGCCCAGCAGGGCGCCGCCGGTCCCGGTCATCAGGAAGCATGGGCGGGTCGGGTTATCCCAGCGCACTTGCACCAGACCGACGGCCCGCAGGGAGACATTAGCCGGAACCACGATAGACAGACCGGTGTCCAGGCTTTCCGGAAGGTGATATCCCCGGCTGTGGGGATAGATGAACACCTCGCCACCGCCTGACGAGGCGACGATTTGCAGGTAGGCGTTGACCGTCGCAATGTTGGACAGGTCGTCCAGAAAAAACAAGCTGCGTTGCGGATCAGTTGGAGGGTCGCCATTGTCCGTCTGTGGCGTCCATGTGGTATCAGCCGCCGAGCCTTCAGGCGTCGCTTGGTTCTCTGGAGGCTCGCCGTTGTCGGTTTGCGGCGTCCACGTCGTCATACGTTTGCCCCCAGGGTGACCATGAGGGTCTGCATGGTGTTGTAGAAGGCAAGCTGTTGCGCGGCGGTCAGGTTGGCGCCGAACACGGCATAACCGAGCGTTGACGCCCGGAAGTTGGCCGCTGTTCCATTGCTGTTGTGCGCGCCGATGTAGAGCGACCGGCTTGTCAAAGCCGTGCCCGGCGTGACCAGGACAGGAGTATCCAGCCCGACGCCGTTCTTGTAGCCGCCTCCGGTCGTGCCGTTGGTTGACGCCATAGTCAGGCCCCGGCTATCCGTCACCGCCGCCGCCAGCGTTACAGTTGCCGCGTTCAAAATGGCTTGCGTGACCAGTGAGACGTTACGCGGGATCAGCCGGAAGCCCTGCGTTCCCGAGTTGGCCGCGCCTATATTGGCAGTCGTCGCCGCCAAATCCGTTCGCTCATAGGCCCCGCCACTGAAGGATGTTCCCGTTGCAGCAGCGCAGTCGGTCGATGGCGTGAAGTTGCTAGCCAGATATTGCGTTGTCCCGTTGAACGCATAGCCCCGGTCTGCGGTAAATGTCGGGGCCGCAACCTCTGTCGCCGTCTTCCGGCTTTTCCAGTCCACCAGGGCGGAGGCAGTATTTTCCGCTGTCATCACCAGCAGATAGTCAATGTCACGCCACGGATTGACGCCCGCCTTGAGGCTGCGGATCGTGTCGCTGATTAGCCGACCACGCGCGCCGCTGACGCTAGCCGGGCCAACAGTCGCAATCCAGCGCGCCGCGTCCGGGTCAATACCCTGTCCCAGCATTGTCACGTTTGTTGGCAGAAGAATGGTCATCAGTTGCGGATCACGTTCACCGAAATGGTGAGGTCAGAGGTGCTTCCCAGCGTCGGAGTTGAGCGGGCCACCAGAACCCCGAAAAGGCTTGTAGCGGCTAGGGTGAACGGCAAGGCAAGGTTCTGCGCTTGGGCAAACGACGGAGTTCCGAGGTTCGTCCAGTCTGTGACGTGAACGACGCCCAAAACCTTGTCGAAGTCCGCCGCATTGACAGCCAGAGCCGCGTTGTCGGTGAAGGTCGAGGAAGAAGGGTCGGCGTTGAACAGGATCAGGTCCATAGCGCCCGTTTGCGCGCTTTTGCTGTCGATGTTGACCGACTGCACAAGGCCCGATCCGCCCGCCGCCAGGACCGCAGCCGCAAAGGTCAGCTTGGTTCCGATTACGTCGCCAGTCGAATAGGCAGGCGAAGCCGAGACGGTCGGGCTTTGCGAAATGGCCCCAATGTTACCACCCACCGGGACAGGGTTAGACGGAGAGACAGGCGCAGCGCCCGTTCCAGCGGCGTTAACAAGTGTCAGGATGGACATTAACGCCCCCTATGCTGCGTAAGTTGGAATGGGACTTAGCGTCCCGATGGATTGATCAGACCGCTTAATAGCGTCGATTGCCGAAGCAAACGCCTGGGTCCAGATCGACAGCCGCTCATCACCGGCCATGATGGCAAATTGCAGGAGCGCCCCGTAGAGGTAGGCGTCAGGGTGACGATACAGGACCCAATTCTGCGCGTTTTCGCTCAATGGCGGGATGCGCTGATAGTAGGTCAATTCGCCCGTGTAAGACTGATCAGGAGCCGGGAAAAACCGGAATTGTGGCCCGATAATCGTATAATATTGCGGCTGTCCCGATTGCGTCGTGTATTGCTTGGCGATGTTTAGCTGATCTGCCGTCAGATATTGCAAATTCCGTTGCGGGGTGCTTTCCAGAACAAACGACACCGGCTCTGCAAAGTCGGTTGGCAGGTCCTCATATTCGTTGTCGATGGTCGCTTCCGACCGTTGCACCATCTGGCGCGTCCGCAGTTCCCGCTCCATAGCAGCCTCTGCAAGCCGGATAAAATCATCCCAGTTTGAGGTCTGATCCGTCCGCAGCGAATAGTTAGCCAGGGCGACCTTAAGCAGGGTGACGTTTGTAAAGCTCATCGCATCACCCCGTTTGACATGCCTAGTTGCCCATCAGCCGTTCGCAGATAGGCATAGTCCGGGTCGTTGAGCTTGCGCATGATCCTGTCAGCGTTGGCAGGGTCCAGCGGGTCCCAGCCCTCTGTCGCTTGCCAGTGATAAATCAATTGCATGGGGATAGACGCCACCCGGCGCATTTCGCGGGATGGCGTGTAGCCGTCATTATGCGTCCGCATGGCCGCGTTGCGGTCAAGGATCGGATCATTCTCCTGCACGGCCTTATAAGATACCGTCCCGTCGCCGTTGTCCTGGCGAAAGTGGCTAATCCCGGTCGCATCAGCAGGGAGAAACGGACGCCAGCCCATCAATCAATCTCGACCAGTCCGCGATTTTCAAGTTCCTCGCCAACCGGACGCGGCATGTTGAAAACGTCGTTACGAGCGTAGGTCAGGTCACCCACGCCAGCCAGATGCTCACCCGTGCTGATCTTCCCATCACCGGCCTTCAGCACGCGACAGCGCACATAGCCGGAAGAAACAACAGCCTCCGCAACAGCCTCAACGGTTTCGCCGGCCTCGTCACGATTGACAGGAGGGCGACCACGACGCGGAGCGATGACGGATTCAGTGTCGGACATACAAACCTCAAAAAGATGGGGCGGGAGACAATCCCCCGCCCCGGTTTATCAGGTCAGGTCGGCAACAACGCCCATTCCCTTTTGGTTACGGACCACGAGGGTCTTTTCCGTCACCAGCAGGAATTTTTCGTTGTCGCCAGCCGAAGCCAGGACCTTGGAAGCCACAGGCCGAAGGGTGCCGACAGCGACCATAGCGGGGTCGATGAACAGCGCATCGCGGGTCAGGCCGTAGGGATGCGGAATGATGGACATGCCGCCAAAGTCGGAGACGTAGAAGTCAGCCGACCCATAGATGACAGCTTGGCCCTTGCCCGAAACGTCGGCGCGAATGTCAGCAATGCCGGTGAAAGCCGAAAACTGCTGCTTGTGGGTGCCGCCGACATAGCACTGGCTGAACATCGCGCCGTTGCCAAAGGCAGTGGCGAGCATGGCCTTGACCAGGGCCTCAGTGAAGGTGCGCTGCGTGCCGTTGGTCGCCGCCGAGACGGTGCCGCCGGAGTAGCCGCCGTCGGAACCACCGGCCCCACGGCTGTCGTTGGAGGTGACCCACGCCAGAGCGCCCGCCGCTTTACGCGGAGTGCCGCCCGATTGAGCGTTGCTGGCGAAGTTGCCGATCAGGCGCGCTTCAATGTCCCGCTTCAGTTCCATGCCCTTGAGCATTTTCTGACGGTCCATCTCGTCGGCGCGACCAGCAAGGGTTACGGCCTCTTGAGTGCCGGCCACGCCGCCCGACTTGCGGAAAATCTGCGTGTAGTTGCCGACGCGCGTGGTCAGGTTCGGAGCGTCCAGGGTGCCGACGTCATCGCCTTCCAGCTGGAAGTTAGAAGCGTCAACAGCCGCGAGGTCCTCAGTCTGCCACTCGTGGAAGGTGGAGGTCGCCTTGGTCTTGCCGATGTTGGAGGTAAACGGGGTCTTCTCAGGCGCGACGCGGTAAATGTCGTTTTCGAGGTCTTCCCGGATACCAATGTTGGTCACCGTGGTGACGGTGTTCGTAGGAGCGGCCATTGGCCTTAGCCCTTTCTGCGCGCCTTTCGGAGCGCCAGAACATCATCCAGGGAACCGGTGCGAGCTACGCGAGCTTCGAGGGCCTGGAGGGTGTTATCTTGCGGAGGGGCGCCACCCGAAGGCCTGACGGGCCGTGGAGCGGGCGCAGCGGTTCGGGGGGCAGACTGTAACGCTTGGGCCTTCGCCTGCGCCTGTCGCCACTGCATCGCGTCGTAGGCGATGCTCAATTCGACGGCTGTGATAAACTTTAGCCGGTCCTGACTGATACCACGCTCAACCAGATGTGACTGGAGAGCTTGAAACCGCTTGGGACCCTCAACCTTGTCTATCAGTGCCGGGACCAATTCCGGGATGCGCGCCATTTCGGCTTGCAGGAATTGGTCATATTCCAGAGCCTCGGCCTGTTGCTTGGCGGAGTTCATCCGCTGCAATTCCGATTGCTCAAGGTCATATTGCGCTCGAAACTGTGTCGCGGTCAAGCGGTCCTGCTGAAACCACGCTCCCCAGTCTACTTCTTCCCACGGCATCCCCAGTTCCGGGACGACGCGTCTGTGCTGTTGTTCCGCCACTTCGACAACGGAACGCACCTGATTTGCCACATGCGCGAGGCGTTCAGCCTCCGCCGAAAGGCTCTTGCGGGCCTCTGTCGCTTCCTGCTGCGCCTTGTTGACCGCAGCGACCCGGCCTTGCTCCTGTTCAGCCACCAGGGCCTGGAGGTCAGCCGGCAAGCGTGCAAATTCCGCCTTCTTGTCCGCAGGCCAATAGGTCGGCGCGTTGACCTCTGAAACCGGCTCCGCTTCCACCTCAACCTCGACAGCCTCAACCGCTTCCGGTTCGGCCTCTATGGGCTCTGGCGTGTCCAGGGCTTCCAATTCGGTTTCGGTTTCGACAGGCTCCGGCTCGCGGTTCCTGCGTTCCTCTAGGATCGTTTCGAGTGATCCGGTCGTGTCAGTCATGGGTTTCCCTGTAGCTA